CTTGACAAAATTTTCTAGTTTTGTAAACTGATAACGTTAGTAATTGATTGATTAAATGAATAATCCAGAGGAAAGATATAAAGCAACTAAATGCCCAAACTGTAACGGCTATGGGACTGTTGGTTACGCTAAAAAAAAATGTCATTCTTGTGGTGGTCTTGGTATTGTCACTATTGACCAAAAAACTGGCTTAATAATTAAAAATAGAGTAGTTGATGATGGATACAACACCACAAGTTGAAAATGGTTATATAAAAATAGCAAATGAGTTAATTGAAGAACTTTCTAAACTCTATTTGTCAGGAAACGAGTGGAGAGTGATAATGGTTGTTATTAGGAAAACTTATGGATGGAACAAAAAAACTGACCATATATCGTTGACTCAATTTCAAAAAGCAACTAACCTTTCCAGACCGTCGGTTGTTAGGTCATTAAAGAAATTAGTAGCTAAACAGATACTAGTAGCTAAACAGCAACCATTTATAAAGGAATATGGCCTTAATAAGCACTATAAAGAGTGGGCTAATAGCTATACAGATACTAGTAGCAGGTTTGCAACCACTCCTAGTAGCTATACAGCTACCACCCTAGTAGCTAAACAGCAACCAAAACTAGTAGCTAAACAGCAACACACAAAAGACAATAAAGACACTATACAAAAGACACTATTACAAAAGACATACACAAGCCTAAAAGATTTGGACAATTTTGCCTTAGAGGAAATAGCCTTTAAGTATAAAGTGCCCTTATCTTTTGTCCGAAGCAAGTTAGACGATATGACTAACTGGCTTGGAGCTAAGGGTAGGCGCTACAAGAATTACAAGTCAGCTCTTATGAATTGGGTTAAGCAAGACGCTATTAAAATTATTAGTTCACAAAAGAAAAATGAATCACGCTATGTTGGAGCTACGAAAGTATAAAAAGGTTTCTGATTTGCCAGAACGATACCAGTTGTACAACCTTGTTTTAATGAACAAGGGAAAATATTTAATTAATGGGATACAAAAAGCAAATATCATGGTATCTCCTAAAAACTTTGTTGAATTAGATAGGGGCGTGATTATTAACAAAGCCGCAATAGCGGAGATATATCTAAACATTGAGGAAACAAAAGCGCAGTGGACTAAACTCTGTGGGGATTGATGTCGTGGTAAGAGCTTTACAAGCGTGTATTTGACAGAAAATACACAGATTGCTATAGTTAGTAGTATGGCAGGCTATGAGCAAACAACTGCAAAGTCTCCGTTTGATAAATACAACAGTGTTATGAAGCATTACCTGGTAAATAACCCAGAGGATCAATTTAGAGAACGTGATAAGCATACGACAGTTAAGTGTTGTCTTTGCCAGCAGAAGATGACCAGGGCGGCTTCTTTCAAGGGTGTTTTAACCCGGATTGTATAATTCAAATGACTAGTGTGTTACAAGATTTTGGGGAATATAGGTTTGTGCTATGAGAGAAACACGCAAACTATCAGAGCTACATAATTGGGATAAAAACCCAAGAACGATTACGAAGGAAGGCTTAGAACGCCTAAAGAAACAGATTACCAAGTTAGGGCAGTATAAGCCATTACTAATTACAGAGGATGGTACCGTATTGGGTGGCAATATGCGGCTTAAAGCGTATCAGGAGTTAGGTGTAAACGAGGTATGGGTAAGCGTGGTTGATGCACCTACTGAGGGAAAGAAAATAGAGTATGCGCTTAGCGACAACGATAGGGTGGGTAAGTATGAGGGCGATCAGTTGTCAGACCTTATAGGCAACTTCCCTGAGGTGGAGTGGAACGATTATGCGGTAGACATTAAAGAGCCACAGTTAGTTAGTGATATTATGGACCAGTACAGAGAGGTTGAGGAGGACGAGGTGCCGGAAGTTAAGGAGGGGGAGGCTGAGAGTAAACTAGGCGAGGTTTATACTTTAGGGCGTCATAGACTGATGTGTGGCGATGCGACAAAGATAGAGGATGTGGAGAAGTTGATGAACGGACAAAAGGCGGACTTGTGTTATACAGACCCGCCCTACGGAGTATCTTATGAGGAAAAAACCAGAAGTATAGCCAATCAACGCAAAGAATTTTTGCCTGTTAAAAATGATGAACTTGGCAAAGATGCTTTAAGTAAGATTGTATTTCCAGCGTTTCAGAATATAGCGACTATGCTTAAAGAGGGCGGTTGCTATTATATTTCATCACCACAGGGGGGAGAATTGGGATTGATGATGATGATGATGATGAGGGATGCTGGTATAGAAGCTCGCCATATGATTGTTTGGGCTAAAGATGCTCCTGTATTTTCAATGGGAAGATTAGATTATGATTATCAACACGAGCCGATACTTTATGGTTGGAGAGGTGGTCATCAACATTATGGCAATGGAAAATATAAAAGCAGTTTATGGAATATTCCACGACCTAAAGATAGTAAATTGCATCCAACGATGAAACCTATTGAGTTGATAGTTAATATAATTAATAATTCCTCAAAACAAGACGATATTGTTTTAGACCTCTTTGGTGGCTCTGGCTCTACTCTAATAGCTTGCGAACAAACCAACCGCACCTGCTTTTGTTTAGAAATTGACAATCACTATGTAGATGTTATAATTAAGAGATGGATGAAATTTACAGGAAAACGAGCTTACAAGATAATAGACGTAGGCGGAAAGCCATGCAACATACCTGTCCAGTTTGCAGACGAGTCTTTTATGGAATCAAAGACATTACAGGAAGGTTCGGTAGTAAAAAAAGACGAATAGCTAAATATTGTTCAAAGGCTTGTTGGTCTATTAGAGGAACTTTAATAAATAAATGTTTAACTTGTCAAAAAGAGATAAAGACCACAATATCAGCTAATAAGAAATATTGTAGCCTTGAATGTAGAAATATTAGTTATAAAAGTAGGAAGGGTGAAAGATCGTCAGCATGGAAAGGTGATAGTGTAAGTTATTCGGGATTACATAAGTGGTTATATGATAATTATGGAACTCCCGATAATTGTGAAAAATGCGGAGTTAAAGGCAAAAACAGACTTATGAATTGGGCTAATAGAAGCGGAAATTATAATAGAGATAGGAATGATTGGATGCGTTTATGTCCAACTTGTCATAGGTTAAACGATAATATTAGAAAGCGTTATCAAAATTACACTGAAAACAGCATAAAAACAGCATGACAATAGGTAGACCATTTCCTAAAGGAGTATCAGGTAATCCGGGTGGTAGGCCAAAGAAAGACTGGACTTGGTCGGGGCTGTTAGAACAAGTAGCTAATGAGATTGAGCCTAAGAGTGGCAAACCATTTAAGGAGTTAGTCACTCGAAGACTATGGGTAGAGGCGGTTAATGGGAACTTAGGCGCACAGAAAGAGATTATGAACAGGATGGAGGGAATGCCAACACAAAATACCGACCTAACATCAGGCGGAAAGCCAATCCCAATTTTAAGCAGTAAAGATGTATCAGAGAACAACAGCGACGAAGAAACTGGAGAGGTTGACTAAAAGAATCAGGGGAGTTGCAGGAGGGACTGCTGCTAGTAAAACCATTTCTATAATCTTGATTTTAATCAACCATGCCCAATCACACGACAACGTGCTTATTTCCGTAGTGTCTGAGACGTTTCCACATCTCAAAAGGGGTGCAATAAGGGATTTTCTTAACATTATGGAAACGCATCACTACTTTAATCCGGGGAGATGGAACAAAACAGATTATACCTATGAGTTTGAAACAGGATCAAAGATAGAGTTTTTTAGTGCTGATCAGCCATCTAAGGTAAGAGGGCCACGTAGACACATACTTTTTATCAATGAGGCTAATAATATTCTTTATGAAACCTTTACCCAGCTTGAAATTAGAACTAGTGATATTATCTGGATTGACTGGAATCCTGTAGCAGAGTTCTGGTTTTATGATGAGATACTAGGTAAGCGTGATGATGTTGACTTCTTAACCCTTACCTATAAAGACAACGAAGCTTGTCCTATAGAGGTAGTTAAGGCGATAGAAGCAAGGCGGTTTAATAAGCAATGGTTTAGAGTATATGGAGAGGGACAATTGGGCGAGATCGAGGGAAGGGTTTATACAGGTTGGAAGTTTATTGATGAGGTTCCCCATGAGGCAAGGCTAGAGAAGTACGGATTAGATTTTGGCTATTCAGTAGACCCAACTGGAATAGTAGCATGCTATCACTATAACGACGGAGTAATACTAGACGAGATAGTGTATCAAAAAGGATTGTCTAATAAGCAGATTGCCGATATCTTTTTAGGTTTGCCACAGGCTATAGTGAGAGCAGATGCAGCTGAACCTAAGTCAATTGACGAGATTAGGAGTTATGGCGTGATGATACTACCATCAAACAAGGGCCCAGACTCTATTAGAAACGGCATACAGTATATTCAAGGTTTAAGAGTATCTGCTACAAAGCGCTCACTAAATTTAATTAAAGAATACCGTAACTATATGTGGCAACAAGATAATAATGGCAGGTTTATACAAAAGCCTATTGGAATATTTAATCATTTACTAGATGCCGTTAGATATGCTTATGATGACCGAATTACACACAATCTGGCAGATAAGTTAGTTGACCAATTACCAAAAGTTAACATATTTGATGAACAAGGATACTACTAATCTTAATGGAATAATTAATGCCTTACCGCCACAAACTAAGGAGTTTTTTTTGGAAATGGTGGCTATTTTAGACAATCTGCCGTTTGGTTATTTACAGCCTAAAATAGAGGTGCATAACAAAAAAGTAGTATCAGCATCGTTTGATGGCTGGCGCAAGCTGAAATATGACGATAATAATATCAAGGCATTGGAGGATGTTATTCGGCGGATACACGAGGTTATAGATAAAAAGCGTTCAGATAAGATTAGTTTTATGTTAGATTTGAAAAATGGTACGATCAAAGAGGTCTATTGGAAAACCCAAATAGTGAGGCGCTATGAGGGCGCTTGACAAAACATTATAAGGCTGATATATTGAGTGATAGTTAATGCTTACTTCCTGTCCTACGGGAGACGGGGGGCACAAGCCGGGCGAGAGCTCGGTTTTTTTATGGCAAAATCTAAAGAAAAAGCAGACAAAACACAATACGAAACTCTGATCGAGGAGTATTCGACAGACTTTGATGCTCAAAAAGACTATCGTGATACGCTTGACGCAAGAGAAAAGTTTATGCTGGGTACTCTAAACGATTCTTACACCGGGACAATCAAATCTAAAGTAAACGACCAACAGCTTTTAACCTCAATCATTAAACGTACCAATAATGTTATGGCTCAGGTTCCGTCAGGTAAGGTACAGGCTATAACCAAGAAAAATATTGGCAAGAATATTCTTTTTAATCTTATCCTAACTAAATATATACAACCAAATGCTAAAAGCCAGTTTGATATGTATACCAAGTTTTGGTTATTGCAATTCTTATCCTCAACGTATGGTGCAATGGACTTGATGGTTGACTATGTTGTTTCTGATAAGTATGTTGGGCCAGACTTCATGCTTATACCAAGACGTAACGGCATACCAGAAGCTGGCAAAATCTCTGTTGATGAGTGTGAGCGCTATTGGGTACAAAGCTACGTAACTGATAAGTGGTTACTTACAAAAAAGAAAGAGGATGGGTGGAAAAATATCGATAAAATTATTGAGCAGGGTAAAAAAAGTAATAAAGTGTCTGATCAAGATAAAACTAGTTATGCCGAAAGGGATAGGCAATCAGAGTTACAAAGAGCGCCTGGCATATCTCTTCTTACCAAATACGAGGGAGATAAATGGACAATTATCAGTGAGCAAGCTAAGGTTGTTGCTAGAGAGATTGACAATCCATTTAAGGACGGTGAGTTACCTATAATCTCAAAGCTAGGATACCCAATGTTAGATAGATACAGCGGGTTATCGCTATATGAGTTAATGATATCGCTTCAAAGAGGGCAGAACTCACTACTTAATCTTTATCTTGATTCTCTAAAAATGAAGATTTACCCGCCATTAAAGGCTTACTTACCAGATATGGTTATGAGCACATTTAAGTATGAACCGGGAGCTATTTGGGCTTTGAAAAATCCTAATGTTAATGCAGTAACTGAAATGCAATTTGGGAATACACCAGCAAATTTTGTAGAAAGTGGTTATACAATGCTAAAAGCTGCAATGAATAATGGCACACAGATAACTGATACAACTATAAGTGAAAGAATTGACCCAGGACGTGGCAAAACCCCTCAGGCGTTAAAAATGCAACAGGCCGAGATGATGGTAGCCACAAACTTTGATCGCAAGCAACTTGAGTTGGCTATTGAAAAAACATTTGATAAGTTTATAAACCTATTAGCATCACGACAAAAACATCCTATTGATTTGTCAATCTTTGGTGATGAGGTAAAAGAGCTGTCAAAAAACTACGATGACATCAAAGACATGGTGGAGTTTACTCAATTTGATAGTAAGGACGCAGCTCAAGTAATAATTAAGCCTCAAAAAGATAAAAGCATCAAATATCGCTACTTTATTGACACTGGAACAACTATGCGCAAAGATGAGGTAGTTGAGAATGAAACCCTAACCTCAATCATCGAGCTTTTAAAGGAAACGGAGCTGGTACTAATGCAAACGGAGAGGATTTACTGAATATATTTAATCCTCAGCAACGTCAATTTGTGGAGCAAATGTTACAAATGGGCCAATCGGGCCAACCAATGACACCAAATGCAGCAGGAACAAATCCCGCTCAACCTACACCGAATATGGGTGGAGTTGAAGGATAAAACAATAGATGAGGGTTTAGAAAAGTATAGGGATAATACGCTAGTCAATTTGAAGTCTTATGATGGCTGGCAGACCTTTAACAAGATAATTGAGGGCAGAATTGAAAGGCTAAAAAGTTTAATAGACCCGGACAGTGGTACGCTGTTAGCGGATACAAACGGAGACCCAAGCAGAATAGGAATCACATATTTAGTGGTTAGTTTTGCCGTATATCAACTTAGATTAGCACTTAATCTACCCAATGCTGTAGTTGAAGCACAGAGATTAGATGAACAGAGAAAAAAAGCAAACAGAGAAGGAAGAGGAGCCGATAAAAAGTGAAAACGTATTTGAGCTGTCTGAAAAAGACCTTGAAGAGATTAGGTTGCAAGCTAAGGAAAAAGCTAAAACAGCTAAACATAAGTGGATACAAAAAGGGCCGTATCTAGTCTGTACGAGTTGTGAGTACGAGCATGGTTATTACATAGGTATAGCCAAGCGCTTAAAAGGTTACGATAAAAATGGTAGCCCTGTTTTTGAGACCAGAGGAAAGGTTTAGACTTTTCCCCTGTTCTCAGGCGTAAGGACGACCAACGTACTGGTCAGTTAAAAATTAAAGCGCCAAATATGGCTGATGAAAATGAAAAAGAGGCGGTAAAAAATGAGGAAGGCCAACCCCAAGCTGAGTCGCCAACAGCAGACCAAAAGGCTGAGGAATCCACCCAAACCTCTGAGGAGGGTGGCGAGAGTTCACAAGAACAATCGGATATAAGTGGTTCTACAGAGCAAGAAGCTGAACTGCAGAATAAGCCAACTAGGCTTGATAAGCGCATTAACAAGCTGAGGGATAAACAAAAAGGCATAAGTTCTGTTATTGGTAAGCTAGAAGCACATAAAAATCAGGTTCGCCAACCAAGTGGGGGATTCCCACAATATAAGGCAGAACCATTGATTAAGCCCGAGGAGTTTGGGACAGAGATTGACCCAAGCGAATTAGAGCGACGTGTTGACCAACGGGTGCAGTTAAAGGAGGAGGATATTGTTCGCAGAGCCGAACAAAATGCTCTTTCCAGAATTAACTACACTAGAAACATTGAGGATCATCTGACAGACTCTGAGTCTGTTAAGAAACAACTTGATGATTCAGGCGAAAGCCCGGAGGTTGAGGCTTACTTAACTAAACAGTACGAAAAGCTTAATAGTGTATATGATCCTATTCAGGGCGTATACATCTTTGTTCCTCAAGTTAAAATGAGCGAAATTTACAGTGAATTTAAGTCTGTAAGTGAAAAGCAAGCAACTAGGGCGGCAGCGCAACTGGGAGGGGAGTTAGCAAAACAGGCAAGCGAACGACCCCTTGCACCTTCCTCACAAGGAAAGTCAAACGAGATGACCTTAGAGGAAATGCGCAAAAAGATGATTAAAGACCCAGGGAGCGTTGCTAAATATCTTGCAGAGAAGCTGCCCTACTCTGAGGACTAAAAAGACAATAAAAAGGGGATGAAATAAATGTCTGCACAAACAACTACAGGATTATCGAGTGAAGTTAAGACCTTTTACGAGTCCAAATTCTTGGAGAGAGCTAAATTTACCTACATCCATAAACAGGGTGCACAAATGAATACTCATAAAAAGAATGAGGGCAAGACTGTCGTGTTTAATCGCCACACGCCTCTAGCTGTGGCTACGACTGCTTTGACCGAAGGTGCTAACCCTGCTGAAGTTGACATGACGACTTCAACCGTTACTGCAACCCTTGCTGAATATGGCAACGTGGTTAAGGTGGCTAAGTTGCTGTCATTAGTGTCTATCGACCGGGATGGTGCTGAAAAGTCGGAAGTAATGGGCCAAAACATGGGTGAAACTCTTGATACATTAACTAGAGACGCTATGTATTCTGGTGCAACTGCTCAATTGGCTGGGGCAAAATCTGCTCTGACCGATGTAGCGGCCACTGATACGTTTAGCGCAAGTGAAATCCGCAAAGCTGTTCGTACCTTGGAAAATAGCAAGGCTGTTCGTTACCCTGATCAAATGTTCATGGGTAAAGTTGGCCCTTATACCAAGTACGACCTGACTGGTGATACCACTTGGGTTAATGCCAAGACTTACTCTGACGTAAAAGATTTGTACATGGGAGAAATCGGCGAGCTTTATGGTGTGCGCTTTTTGTCTGCTGCTAATCAAAAAACTGAGTCAAGTACAGCTACTGTTTACAGTAACTTTATTCATGGCCAGTATGCTTTTGGTTGCTACGACTTAGAAGGCGATATGCCTAAGCTTTATGTCAAGATTCCTAATGCCAGTGATACCTCAAACCCTACCGATCGTTATTCAACGTTAGGTTGGGCTGGTACTTATGTGGCTAAGGTCTTGATTGCTACTTGGATTCTTAATGTCAAGTCTGGAGCGACTGCATAAGTCATTATAAAACTGTCTCCGAGGTTGCCTGACAACGGCTCGGAGGCAGGATATAAGGAATTATGATTAAAACAACAAGACAGGCCGATCTTGAGCTTTTAGAGGAAGCAAGAGATAAGGCAGAAACCAAGGAAGGCAGACTGCATAGACAAGCATTGCTAGAGGCGGTTTATGAACAGTCAAAGGATTCTTTGCTTGAGAAACTAAAGAATTTATTAATCGATGCTCTAAAAAATAATGACATTAAGAAATTGCATGAGATACAGAAAAAAGTTGAAGCTTATGCTAAAAGCCCAAGCTACCTTAAAAAAATAGCTGGAAAAATAAATAAAAATGTAAATGAAAAAGAAGCTTATATTTATTACAACAGACAGTAAGGGGGTGAAAGAAAATGGATGACAAGAATAAAAAAGAAATTAAAATGACCATGGATAGAGCTATATCATTGTGTAATGAGGAACTTATGCAAGCTCCTTTAGCTCTTAATATCAGTGTTAAAAAGAATGAAGGTCGCTTTACTTATGGTTGGGATGACACCTCGGCAGTTGCTAAAAGCGCAAGAGTTAAAATTAAGAAACTGCTACAGGAAGGGTGGAATACCGGTGCCTACAACTATGAGTATGTTGCCGATCGTCTAAGAGTGCCTTTGATGTCAGTACAGGGCATTATGGACAGAGATTTTAGGCAGTTAAATGGTGTTGTATGACAGATACAGTATTTAGAACAGCAGAGACAAGCCAAACAGATACAGTAGTGGCCAGTACGCCTACTGAATCAACTGAGAGTGTAACCGTAGCTAATGGTAAGGGGCGACCATTGTCGCCCTTTACCTATAGGGAAACAACAGGGAAACCATATTTGGCAAAAATACTTGAGGTAGAAAACGTTTATGATGACCTTGACAAAGAGACAACGACTGATATAGATTTTATAGAAGATTATTTTAAGGGATTAGTGTCGGGCAAAAAAGCACAAAATGACAGCGTGAGTTATAAAGAAATATTTGGGCATCTTGAGAAAGTGGTCAATGCAAAGTTCGATCCTATGTTTACTAAGGTTAAAAAAATAGCAGACTTTATTAAAACAATTAAAAGAGCAAAAGAATATGCAAGACAGACAAAATAAACCAGAAACGCACAGGTCAGAGCAAGCAGTACAAAACTGGAGTTTTGACGAGGCTTTTAAGGTTCTAGTATTTTTGGGGTTAAAATATGATGGTACTAATGTAGTCAGAGACGTTGAAAGCAATCTTGTGGCCCAAAAGAAAAAGATTGTTGTAGTTGGTGACGTAACAACTATTTACAAAGCTATAGCCCCAGCAGGAACATTAGAAGCAACTGATAAGTGGATGGCGAGTAAGACTGTAATCGATACTAGCGTTGCAGGGACGACTGATATAACTCTTACCTGGGCAGACGGAAATACAAATTTTGATAATCAAGCCGTGGACTTAACAGCATTAACATATAGTTAAAACTTATTGTAGAGCATGTACAAAGGATATAGGGTTATACCAATAATTCCAGCAGGGCGAGAAAAAACAATGTCCATCTTAGTTAAGCATTTGTTGCGGTTTAAGGATAATCCAGTTGATGAGGTATATCTACTTGAGAATACAAAAAATGATGATGATTTAAGGTTTATTAACTCACTTAATGATGGTAAGTATTTCAAGGTGATAAGAAGGCCCGCAAACGATTGGGACGAGCCTGTACAACTTAATACAGGCAAGTTTTATAAATGGACACTTGACCCCAAGACTATTTATATTCGTTTTGATGATGATATTGTTTACGTAGACGACCAGTTTTTTAAGAATATTCTTGAGTTTAGAATCAATAATCCACACTACTTTTTAGTAGCTGCTAACATAATCAATAACGCTGTTGTTTCGTACATACTGCAACAGAAAAAGTTAATTAGCAAAGAAGCGGGGGAAGTAAAGGAAATGTATTGCATGGAAGAAACAGGTTGGCGAAGTGGTGATTTTGCTGTATGGTTGCATAGGTTATTGCTTGAGAAAATTAAACAAAACAAAGTAGAGGATTTGTTTTTTGATAAGCATGAACTTAGAGGAGTTAAGCGTTTTTCAATTTCTTGTTTTGCTTTCTTTGGTAGTGATTTTGCTAAGTTTAATGGAAATGTAGTGTTGCCTGATGACTTTGCTAACTCTGGGCCATATAACAAGCTAGATGAAGAAATGTTTTTATGTGAATATTATCCTAATGAAAAAGGATTAGTTTCGGCAATTTGTGGTAACGCAATAGTGGCACACTATACGTTCTGTTTTCAAAGAGATAAAGTTAATAACACAGACATATTGCAACAATATAGAAAAACAGCTAACGATAAATTATCGGCAGCTTATTATAATTTACTAGAAAAATAGTATGAAAAATGTACCTCACTGTCTAGACTGTGGAGCTAAAACATCTGAGGCCTGTTATAAGTACTGTAAGAAGTGTGGATATAAATATAGAAAAAGACCTAGTGGACTTAAATATACACTTCATAAGAAAAATCCAACATCATTTAAAAAGGGAAATATTCCATGGAGTAAAGGAAAAAAAGGATTACATTTATCTATAAAATCAGAGTTTAAAAAAGGAGAACATCACAGTATATCTACAGAATTTAAGAAAGGAGAGAATACTGGTAGTGCTAATTTAAAATGGAAAGGTGATAATGTTGGATATTTTTCTTTACATACTTGGATATATAGAAAATATGGTAAGGCAGATATATGTGAAGATTGTAAATCTAATAAATTTGTCCAATGGGCTAATATAGATTTTGAATATAATAGAACACGAGAGGGATGGAAAAAATTATGTAAAAAATGTCATGTCAAGTATGACAGAGCTTTTGGTTGGGGAAAAGCAAGTTATAAATATAATTTATATAGATGAGTAATTTAAAGAAAGTGTGTGTAACAGGGGCTCATGGTTTTATAGCTGGGTATGTTATTGAAGAGTTAGTCAGGCAAGGGTATATGCCGATGGCTACTGTCAGGCATTTTGGTGAAGAAAGCACAATTATAGAACAAAATAATGTAATTCTATATCAGGCTGATATGGTCGATGACTCGGCTATTTATGGTGCTGTTGAACACGCTGATGGGGTTATTCACTTAGCTGGACTTTTAGGTACGGCAGAGAATATTAGACAGGCCGCCATAATGAACAAGGTCAATGTTGGCGGTGCGCTTAACGTACTTAATGCTTGTGATAATTTTAAGATACCATGTGTATTTATCGGTGTTGGAAATTACTTTGAATACAACACCTATTCAATAAGTAAAACTACAGCCGAAAGTTATGGAATTATGTACTACAAAAATTTTAAGACTCCTATAAACATTGTCCGGGCACTAAACGCCATTGGGCCACGCCAAAAGTGGGGCAAGATTAATAAAATACTACCTACGTTTATTAATAAGGCGCTTCGCAATCAGGATATTCAAGTTTATGGTGGTCGTGATAAGTGTTCTGTTATGGATTTGGTATATGCGGGTGATGTTGCAAAGGTCTTAATTGAAGCCCTCAAGAACGCAGAACGAGGGGATGCAGGCCATATTTACGAAGCGGGGACGGGAGTTGGATACAAGGTATTTGATATTGCTGAAAAAGTTATCAACTATTCAGGCAGTCAGTCAAAAATAGTAGAGGTGCCTATGCGTTTTGGTGAGAGTGAGCAAAGCAAGGTAGTTGCAAAGAAGCCGTACCCAATTGAATATCGAGATATTGATGAAGTCATTAAGGAAACGATCGAATACTACAAGAAACAAATGTAATTATGGTACATTTTTGAAGTACCCGAATATTTTTTTGAGAAAACATGAAAATAACGAAGTTTTATCTTCGGGACAATATAAACCCGAAGTGGGTCAATAATGTTGGTAAATACAGCTATGGAAACCCAGATATTATTGACTGGAATGATGGGAGCACTCTAAGTATTGGAAATTATACTTCTATTGCTACAGGAGTAAAAATTCTACTGTCAGGGAATCATCACATAGAAACAGTCTCGACTTATCCTTTCCATTCAAACCCTCATTTTGCCGATTCATTTGTTGATGATGAAGAAAGGTATTTATCTGACAATACCAAAGGATATATAAGCTCTAATGGTGGAGTGGTTATTGGTAGTGATGTTTGGATAGGGTGGGAGAGTATGATACTAAGTGGAGCAGTAATAGGCGCTGGAGCAGTAATAGGAGCTAGGAGTGTAGTAACTGGTATTATCCCACCGTATGCTATTGCGGTAGGTGCACCAGCTAAAGTTATTAAATACCGATTTGAAAACGATATTATAGAAAGATTACTAAAAATAAAATGGTGGGAATGGGAATATGCAGATATTAAACTAAACAAAAACCTGTTATCAGTTCCGCCTACAAAAAAGGTGCTAGATGAACTTGAGAAATATGCAGAAGGGTATTGTTATAGGCAGTCAAAAACATAGAGAGAAAACCTGGCTTAGAGAATTATTGGATAGCCTAAAAGGAAACCAAAAATATCCAGTCGAGGTCAATTTTACTGATAAGTTTGAGTTAGCTTCTATAAAGTGGGCGCTTAAACACACAAACTGGGACGAGTTTTTATTTCTTCCTGATTCAACTATCGTATCTGATCTTTCTTTTTTAGATAAGGTATTTGACAAGCAGTTTGAGGGCAGAAGCGTATCAATATGCCGAGAACCTGGAATTGGTGGAATGTATATGATGAAGTATCGCCGGGAGATATTAGAAAAGCTACCTATACCAGATGTACCAAATAAACGTATGGCAGTTTACTGGGAGATGGTATTTCATGCTTACTATGGTGGGATAGAAAATGTAGTGGTACTTTTTCCAGAGGTAAAACACACTAACATAATTATTAAGAAGCATGGCCGGGAAAACATGGTGATCGGTAATAAATACTTTATGCGTTACAAAGGAGATTGGGGACAGAGGCCAGTATGAGAATTAAAGGAGTTGAGACACATTTTCAATCGCCATATCGTAATCAAGTTAGAACATCTGCTGTAGACTTTCATAGAATAATTAGCCCACTGACACATCTCAAGAAACAAACAGGCTGGGATATTGAAATAACTAAGGGTCTTGGTATCTCTCGTAAAGATACAAGCGCCCAGCTAGATGCTTTATGGAATAAAATCGGCAAATCAACTGATATTATCTACAGTTCTTATATTACTAATCCTCTTTTCTATTCGTATCTAGCTGTTGCATCAGAGCGTTACAACTTTCGCTATGTGTTTGATTTTGATGATAACTTACTAACTATTAAGCCATATAATCCGACATACCAAGAGTTTTATGGCGATTCAATTAAACTAGAGAACTTTAAGCGCATAATTAAAGACTTTCCTTACCTAACAGTTACTAATGTTTTTTTGAAAAAAGCTTACAAAATATTTAGGGATAAGCCAAAAAAACAAGAGTACATTAGAATCCTCCCTAACTTTATGGATTTTGATATATACAAAGAGACAGAACCAGTTGAAGATGATGTTATTACAATCGGTTGGAGTGGTGGGATTACTCATGTTGGCGATCTTTTACATAATGAATTTACCAGCGCCATGACTTATATGCTAGGCAAGTATGGCAACAAAATCAGATTTGAAATAAACGGATTTTTGCAAGGCTCTTATTTTGAGGATTATCCAAATGTTAAATATGTATCAGGAACCAATGATTTTCTTGAATGGGTAAATTATTGGAATAAAACTAATCATTGGGATATTGCAGTTGCGCCACTTGAGAACATTGATTTTAACAAGACAAAAAGTGCTCTTAAATGCTTACAGTATGGTATTCATAATCTACCTGTAGTTGCCTCAGATATTGGTCCTTACCATGGCTTTATTAAAGACGGTAAAACAGGGTATCTAGCAAAAGGTACTAAGGATTGGTTGAATGCTCTTGATTTATTAATTACAGACAAAATAAAGCGCAAAGAGGTAGGCCATAATCTGGCAAAAGATATTAGAGATAACTGGGATATCGAGAGGAATGTATGGCGATATAAAGAGATGTTTGAAGAAATGCTTGACAAAAGAAAATAGAGGGTATATTATGTTTGTGTCTTGAGTCGGGACATACCCGACAGTAGACCAGCAATATTTAGCTGGTCTTTTTTTATGGGAAAAATGCCATACAAATCGGTGAGTAGAAATAAAAGTTATTCTGAAAAGAATGGAAAAAAAAGAAGAAAGCGTAAGGCCCCTAACCGAAAAAGAGAGGGCAGTTCTTATTATTAAAGGTCAGATTGCTACATGGCGACATTTAGAGAAAGCACTGATGTTAGATGAGAAAAAAGTTGCTAAAAAAGTCGGAGCACTAAGGTTTGTTTTGGGGCTTATAGAAAAGTAATGCTAAAAATATTTGAAGCAACGACTATTAAATTAAGAAGTATAAAGAGTCTGATTGTAAGGTTGAAAATACGTTTGTTAAAAGCTCTAACAAGCATATATAAAAGAACAGATAGTAACAGATTAAAAATAGCAAAAAAAGGCAAACCAAGACGCATAAAGATAAGTTGAGTAGGATTTAGTTCGGCTCCAGGCATCAAAGATAAAGCTACAAAAGTAGTAGCAATATCTAAGAGCCTCAGAGCAATAAAAATTAGAAACATAATAGTATTATACATTAATTACAAAGAATATGGTACATGCAGGATCATGGTCAGGTTTACCTGATTTTGGTGTTACAGAAGGAATTGCAAATCTTTTTGGACAGGCTAGAAATTCACAAGGAGGCTCACAGTTAAGACAAGGCACAGTTTTTAATGTAGGAAATGTCCCTTATCAATCTGGTGGTGCTGTATCAGGATCAAACATGAGTTATACGCCAGGGGCAGGAGGGGGTTACTATAGTTATTCTCAACCGTCAAATAATGGAGGTGGAGACGTACTTGGAGCGAACACTGGTGGTGGAGGTGGTGGTGGTAACACAGGGCCGACTAATGATCCTAATGGCCCACAAAGTGGCTGGGGTCGTGAGTTTCCTAATATGGACGCATATAATAAGTTTCGTGATGAAACCACATCAGCTATTAACTCAACGTACAGCAACATTCAAAACAGGTTGGACTCAATGGCTGGTTTATTGCCTTCTCAGCAAGCAGAGGATATTGGAATATTAGGGGAATCAGCTGCGGCAGTAAAAAGCGGATTACAGACTGCTAAACAAGGGGAGCTAGATAAAATAGGTACATATCGCACTGATGTCGAGGCTAGAAAAGCAAGTGGCATAGGTGAGGTTCAGCAAAATCTAAGAAATTTGTTAAAAGCTACAGGAATGAAGCTGGGAGCGATGGGAGCGGGTTCAAGCTCTGCAAGTGATATTATCATGCCCTATGCACTAGGCAAGCAAGGAGCAAGGGCTACAGGACAGATAGTTAAGGGTGCTAATGATCAGATGTCTGAGCTTGATAGAAAGGCAGTAGATGTCAATACTACCTTTGAAACTCAAATGTCGGAAACTGACAGATGGGAAGCAGAGCAAAAAGGAAACATTATTAGCCAATACCGGCAGACTAAGGCAGCTATTGATAACGCCAAAAACACTGCTGATGAAAACAAAATGCAGGCATTGGTAGCTATGGAGACTAACATCTTTAATAATGTTCAAAGCTATATCAACAACATTGAAACAATGGCTATGCAATATCGCCAGAGTGTTCAGGATTGGGCAAGAAGTAGAGTTGCACAGCTACAAGATTATAAACTACAATTATCACAATCTGGTAACTTTAGCCCACAAGAGCTGACATATCAAGCTTTACAAGGAATGAGTGGGTATAATCAGGGCCAGGGTGACGCATTTTATAATCCATACGCAATTACAGCCAAAAAAAGAGAAGACTTATTTAGTTAGAATACAAGGAGTTTAATGAAAAATATCATTAACTTCTTGCGGAAGAAGAAGGACGAATTAAGTCAAAATCTTAATGATAATCAAGGGCTTTTTCAGCGTGGTAGATTAACCTTACCAAACAGGCAACAAGTAGCAAATACACAGGTAGGCGCAACTACTTTAGGGAAGTTAGGACAACAGTTTCAACCTAAAACATTTCTTAATACTTTTGGTCGTGCTGTTACTGGGCAAGTAAAAACGACTCAGGGCCCAATGAAAATAGGCCAACTTACTACAAATGTGCTAGGTCAAAGTAAGCCTGCAAAAGCTATTGCCAACATAGCACAAACTGGAGCTAATCTTAATAAAATAATTATTAATAGAGCTTTAAGTGCGGGTCGAGATATATATTCAGGTGGCAAACTTATATCTCAGGGCAAAATATTACCTGGAGCAGCACAAACCATAAGGGGAGTTGGAAAAGGAGCGGCTTTATTTAATCCTGTAAATTATGGGGCTAGTGCTTTGTCTAGCTTGTCATTTAAGACTCCATTTAGTGATTTACCTCGTAGAGTAGCCACAGGATATGTCAGGGGTGTATCATTGCAACCAGAGTTATCACAGCACGTAAAAGAACGTAAAATCAAAATTGGAGG